ATTTGTTGCTGACAGAATTTTAAACTCTCAACAAAGATCTGGTACAGCTGATAATGACATCAACGCAATCAGAAACACAGGTGTTTTACCTGGTGGTTACGTTGTAAACCATTATCTATCTGATCCAGATGCTTTCTTTATTCTTACATCTGTAAACAGCATGGGCGAAGGTCTAAAAATGTTCCAAAGATCTCCAATGGAAACATCTATGGAACCAGACTTCTCTACAGGCAACATTAGATATAAAGCAAGAGAAAGATATTCATTTGGCTTCTCCGACTGGAGAGGTATCTATGGATCTCAAGGTGCATAATTTGAAGTCGTAATACACTTTATTACTCAGTATTACAATTTAAAGGGCCTTAATTGGCCCTTTTTTTTGCCTTAAATTAATTAAAATAATATGTATAAATAGTTGCACAAAGTTGCAATATTTAGTATATTAACTATGTGGGAATTGTAATTAATCAAAAAAACGGAGGCAAAAATGGCTAATTATGTAGTAAGTAGTAATGACATTATTGATGCAGCATGCACTAATGATGGCAAAGTTTGTGAGAAATGTGGTGGTGACGCTACTGGTGGTAACAACAAGATTCAATTTTGTTACGACAAAGTTCTTTGCGAACCATGTGGTGAGATCTTTTTGGAAGAAAAGAAACAAGATCTTTTAAAAATGATAAAAGAAGGGGGTTTAAATTAATGGATATTAATAATTTAGATGGTTTTGCTGCTACCAAAAAAGCAGAAGGTAAAAGAGTCGCTATATTCGACGGCACTAAGTATGGCTTAGAGGGCACTGTCGGAGTGGTTGATTATATGAGAGGCTATGTTCCGCTCGCTAATTTTAAAACTGGTGAGTATGTGAACTGGGATCAAGCAACAATCGATGCTTGGAATAATGAACAAGGTTTAGACAATGCCGAGATTGATATGCTAATCAATCAAAGCATGTGGCCTACAGAAAAAGGAGTAGCGTAATGATAGAGAATATAATTTACAATAAAGACTCAGCTGACAACGCAGTTGTGGTTGATGATTACCCTTGGGGATATAAACTTAGAACCAAGAGAAAGTATTGGATTGAAACAACTAAAAGAGGTGACAGACTTTGTTACCAGACTTTAAATCCAAAGACAGACAAATGGTGCGCTGTGAAAAAAAGCACTTATGCTGGCATTAAGGTTCTTTACGAAAATGAAGACGGCCATATAAAAACTCTATCTTTAAAGCCAGAGTGGGACAGCAAAGAATGGCTTGCAGAGTTTTTAGATCTTGTTGACGAAACTAATTTGACTGATGCTCAAAGAGCTAAAATTTGTGAAACTAAAACAATTCATCATTGCAGAAAATTTGTAAAGGTTGAGTGTGAAATCAATCCTCAAAGAACTCCAGAGGAACAAGCAAAGCATGATGCAGAGCAAAAAGAAATTAAAAACAAACTAAACAACTATGCTAATCATGTGTACAACAAATGTTTGGTAAAAAATGGTATAGCATGACAAAAATAAACAAAATATTTGTTGATATGGACGGAGTGCTCGCTGATTTCGTGAGAGGAGTGGAGGGACCTAAATACTTAAATGGTCCCTTAGTCAGCGAGCAAACCTATGACTCAAGAAAGATAGAGCTCAGTAACAGAGGTTTATTCAGAGATCTACCAATTATGCCAGGCATGCTTAAACTCATTAACTATATCAAAGAGTCTGGCATTGATTGGGAAATACTTACGGCTTCTGGTTCTTTAAACAGAACAGTAGTAACTAACGACAAAATCTATTGGATAAGAAAACATGTAGATCCAAAAGTAATTATCACAGCAACTATAAAGGGCGAAGATAAAGCTGCTTTTGCAAGGCCTAGTCATGTTTTAATAGATGACAGAAAATCAAATATTAAAGCCTGGACACAGGCTGGTGGTATCGGTGTCTTGCATAGAACCGCAGACGATACCATAGATCAACTAAAATCATATAAGCAACCTCCTGTTGCAGAGATACTCGCTCAGTAGTATTATCTAAGATGTAGAACTAATTGTTGCGGGCATGGTGTCCGCAATGGCTAATTTATAGGAGGCTGATTATGACTACGCATTTTACTTCGGGTGTTACCAATGTTTCTTCCGACGGAACATTAG